CTGGTTGGGGTGGTCGATAGCTGCTTGTAAAAACTCATGTAACTGTTTTGTATCTTGAATACCATAACATTTATCAGCATCAAGAGACATTTGTTTTAAGTCTCCATTGATATAATCTATAATATTACTTTTACTTTTATCCCATAAAGGTTTTGCCTCTGGCTTAAACGACAACATAGCAGGATTGATAACTGGTAAAAACTTGTCGTCTACACACTTACCACTATATTCTGTTATAGAATTAACACTTGTAAAAAACTTAAGTGCCTCTGAGCCTACAACTATAATCCAGTCGTAAGTATCTATATCAATTTCTATGTCTACATCTGCTTTTAGTATTTTCTTTTTACTACTATCAGAGCATAGAGCATATCTATCTATTTCAAAATTATTATCGAACCTATCCTGCCAGTTAGTTCTACTGGTTTTAGATTCTATTAACGCTATATTTGTCATTGGTTTCCTTTTTTATTATATATATTATATCAAATTCTAAACGCTATGTCAAGAACTATATAACCTTTTCCTAACATCTGCTACCTTAATTTCTGGTAACCCGCCGGGGTCTATGTTTTGTCCTAGGTTTATATTCCTAGAGGTTAGTCCTACTCTTTCTGCTAACCCTTTTATTTCTTCTGCAGCTGTCTGTCCTGCATCATCTCCATCAAACATGATATCCACACCTTCTATGTTCTGCATCTTTAATATAGCTAACTTATCTGCGTCTATGTTTTTTGTTCCAAAACAACAAATTGCATTTGATAAGCCTTTATCATATAAGTTAATCATGTCAAATATTCCTTCTACTAAGATAACCCTACCTTTGATAGGGTTAACTGTAGAAGGATAAAGTGGTAGCTTTGCTTGTGGAGGGTATATGAGATACTTTGGTATCTCAGTCATGGTCATATGTCGACCATTGAAAGCTACCACTTTTCCTGTTATATCACGCACAGGGAAGACTATTCTTCCATTAAACTGTGAGTCGTGATGCATAAAAGCTTCAAAGTGCTTATATGTTTCTGGTTTGATTCCCCTCCAGTTGCCCACATATGGAGCAAATCCTTTAGGGAACTCAAAGCCTATACTTGCTGAGCGTTTTTCATCTATAGAATCTTTCAACTTTTGTCTCTTAATCTCTAGAAAGTTTGCTGCAGCACCAAAATGTTTAAAAACGTTGCCCTTGAAACCACAAGAAAAACAATTAAATATGCCAGTAACATTGTCTACTCGCATACTTGGATTGCTGTCCTCGTGGTCAGGGTTTAAGCATTTAATTACATAGTCTCTACCTGAGACTTTAAACTCAATGCGTTGCTCTTGTAATAGCTCATCTACTCTCATGATATTATGAGTGTTATAATTATATATAACACGCTAAGTAACCCCACTATTGGTAGAAGAACAGATACTATCTCTTCCATTATCTCTATTCCATTTTAGTTTTTCACCGATATCTTCATACTCGGTCATTAATGTTCCATTTTTATCTTCGTTCTCTTTGTAGTAAAGTGATTTAAATACTACTTCTTGGGTTTGAAACCAAATAGCAATAGCCTTACTTCTAAACTCTTCGTCAGGCCAAAGATAAAAACAATTATGCCAATCCTCTAAAAATCTATGAACTGTTATGTCCAAGTCAAAGTCTGGATTAGACTTCTTTATTTCTGCCACTGCTCGTATTCTTTGACTACCAGCTAGTGGGTACCACATTTTCATAGAAAGATGTGGATTTAAAATACCATTCTCTTTTATACTCTCCATGAGTTTTTCATTTAATGGTACTTGCATTATGTTATCTGCAACCTGAGGTTGACTTAACATAAAGTTTGTAGTTACCTGCCTTATCTCAAAGGGTGGTACTCCTACTAATTCTGCGGACTTTTGTCCTATTCTATCACTTGCCACGCTGGTCTGCTATCCATCTACTGAAAGATTCGAACAATGATTCTTTTGTTTCAGCTTTTCCTTCTGTCCACTTTTCACCTGTTGCAATTCTTTCAAAGCTCTTGACTCCATTGTTCAAGGCAATCTCCATAATTCCATTACTAGCGTGTATGTAAGCAACTTGGTTGCCCCATTCTTCTGCTTCTAACTCTTTTGCTTTTCTTATAATAAGTTCGTTATATTGCGTCATGTATATCTTCTCCTGTAGATAGGCTATCTTTTATATCGTCCCTTTCTTTGGGGTTCATTGTGGACTGCGGGCCTATCTTTAATGTTTCCCAATCCATAACACTTGTAAATCCTTCCATCTTTGCACTTCTCATTTTAGTACAGTTAAAGGTAATAGCTTCATCTTCTGGTGACCATGTCTCTAATGTAAAGGCTGCATCTGCTGCATCGAGAATACCTTTCGCGAACCTTGCCTCACCTGTACTATCGGTTTGGTAAGGAGCAAACACAGGAATTTCATACTCCTGTGCAATACTTTTCAGAGTCTTACTTACTTCTATTTGCTCTGTCCAGTCATACTGTCCACTCTTTGAGGGAACATTGGAGCGTTTAACTTGATTTAGATAATCAACTACTATTACTCCATAATCTGTTTGTGATACTTTACTTTCTAACTCTTGTCGTATTCTAGATAAGCTAAGTACTGGGTCATATACTACATCAATCTGCTTGTCTTTATGTAAAGGTTTAGATTGTAGTTTTTTGTGAAACTCGTCAAAATCTCTTGTTTGTTTGAAGTCAGGCACTAATAAGTCTCCTCCTTCGAATCTTCCTGCCCACCAGTCTGCTACTCTATCCCACTCAACAGTTGTTAAGTTTCGTGTGGCTAATCTGGAGATAGGTATACGCGCACCTAAGGCACACATTCTTTGTAAAATAGAACGACTGTCCATTTCTATTGTAAAGTATAGTGAACTCTTTCCTTGTTCATAAACATTGTTTGCAATATTACAACAAGTTATAGACTTACCTGCACCTCTACGACCCCCAACTAGTATCAAGTCTCTCGGAGAGAATTTTAGTGATTGGTCATACTCGTCATTAAGACCTAATGGTAAGTATTTCTTAAGGTCTTTTTCTGAATCAAACAAAGGTATAGTTTGCATACTTTCTTCAGGAGCTTTAAGGTCGACTCTATCTCCTACATCTAAAACAATCTGTTGGATTGCTTCAACATTTTCTTCGGCTGAAGATATTGCTACAGTTTTGTCTATGAACTTATCTAATTCATCTAGTATTTCTACTTGTGTATACTCATTTTTTAGATACTCAAGCAGCACCCACGCGTCGATATCGACCTCGACAGCTTCGATTGCAAATACTTTTTCTTGTAGTTTTCTATCACGAATGGATAGTTTAAGGTCATCAAAAGAGGGGAGCGCACTGAAATTTTTTATGTGAGTATCTATGACCTTATGTAAGGACTGATACTCTGCACTAAGATAATTAACTCTTAGGTTTCCCCATGAGTCAAAGTCTTGTTGCGTGATTATTTGCTTCAACAGAGCTGAAGTTAAGTTCAATGTCTACCCTCCCAGATAAAAAAGAGCAGGAGATAATTCCCCTGCTCAAGATTTTAAGAAAGAATTAGCTAGATGCTTTTTCTTTTCTTGCAGCGCCATCATAATCAGCACAAGTTAACCCTCTACGAGTTAGCATTGTTTTAACGCCTCTTACAGTTTTGCCAATTTCGTCAGCGATAGCTTCAACAGTCATGCTGTCTAATTCACCAACTTCAGCTAAAGGGTCAGCTTTGCTAGAACCTTTAGTTTCTTTTTGCTTAGGTATAGCGTTAATATCGCCACTTCTAAGTAAGCTAAGAGCTTTTCCTCTGATAGAATTAACAGATTTGCCTAGGGCTTCTGCGATTTCTTCAACAAAAGACCCACCATTTACCATAGTAGTAAATGTTGCTTCCTCTTCGGGAGAGTAAGTTCTAACAGCTTCTGGCTTCTCAGCAGGTTTTACATGGCCAGTTAATTCCATTGATAGAATTTTGCCTTGTATTGATTTAGCAGAGAACTCTCCATTTTCGAATGAAGATGCGATGTCTGCATATGTGTATTGACCTGAGTTATCAGATACAAATTGTGATAAAGTAGCTTCTTGGTCTTCAGAGAATGTTCTGTTTGATACTGAAGATGCAAGCTCTACGTCGTGACCCATTTTTCTCAATTTTGAAGAGACACTTCTTGTAGAAGTTTCTAATTCAACAGCTGCGTCAGCAACCATAGCTTGAGAGATAGGTGATGTGTTTCCAACGAAGTCCACAAGTGTTTGTGTTCTTTCGTCTGTCCATTTTGGTAATGCCATTTTAGTTTCCTATATTTCTTTTAAGTTTGTTATTATTAATACGCCCTTATCTCGGGCTGCCTGTGTTTTAGCGGATTCTATACCACTTTCGTTTACTAAGATTGTAACATCTTTAGTCAAACTGCTTTTAACAAGATAGCCCATTGTTTCTAAATATTGTTTTGCGGCTGCTTTTGTTTTATAGCTTTTGAGTTTTCCTGTGATACAAACAACTCCTTTACTAGCATCATTACTTTCAATCTTTGTAAGCTGTTGCCATTTGAAGGGTAGTCTGTCATATCCATTGGTAAATTCTTCGAATAACCAATCTAGTAAATTCTCTGTAGCAGTTGGGCCAAGTCCTGCTTCTGCACAAGTATCTTCATTAATTTCGTCAATGTTTTTGACTACTGAACATATTTTGCGAGAGGCGGTATTGCCAATTAACTTTATAGAGAAAGCTGGTAGTAATTCAACTAAGTCTGCTAATTTACTATTTTCAATTTCTCTATGCAGTTTAACTGCTAATTTTTCGGATTGCAGTGCTTCAATCATTATTTCTAATGGAAGCTCATATAAATCATACAAATCTACGATTTGTAGTTTTTCTACTGTGCGAGGTCCGAGACCTTTGATTTTGAGAGTAGAAGCAAAATGCTCAATCTTTTTACTCGTCTTGCCTGGGCAATTAGAGTTATTACAATATAGCTGGTCTTTTACCCACCCAAGTTCTGTCATACAAGATGGACAGTGCGTTGGCGGAATTATTTGCTTCATGTGTTCTCTCTTAATTTCTATTTATATATTATAACAAAATTCAGTTTCTATGTCAAGATTTATTTTTTGGAAAGTCCTGAAGAATGAGGGAATCAATTTTGAAACACTCAGTATGACCTCCAAACTTAAACATTGGAACATATTTATCTTGCTTATACATTTCATGTAGGTACAGTTCATGTGCCCACACATTATAAAGTGTGCTGCTCCAGACCTTCTGAATACGAATATCATATCCTCTGAAACCCCTGCTACGCTTTATAATATGCCGCCAATCTTTTCCACTAGCTATTCCTACTTTGATACACTCTCGCTCAAATGTTTTTGTATTCACTAACACAATTCCATAAAGCACACCTTCTTTCTCCCTTTCTTCTGGGTTATTAGTAAAGTATGTTTCGTTGTATATTCCTTTGCTCACGCTATGAGTATAGGTGTAAAGTGTCTAATTAGTCCTGTTAGTAGAATAAATACTGCTATTGCATTGAGTATAATTAAGGCTCGGTCTTTCCATAAAAGTCCAACCCATAACCAACCTGATACACCTACTAAAGAAAAGCAAAGGTCTAAGAAAGGGAAAGCTTGTGTTGACCTAAAAGCAAAAGCACATATAAGAAAAGCACTAGCTGTCCACTTAACATACCATGAAAGGTCTTGTTTAGGAGTAGCACTCTTGTAAATTCTTTTACTGTGTTTTTGTTCTTCTTTACTGAAGATTACTTCTTTGGTCATTAGTTAGCCCTTGATAATATTCTAGGTATAATTTCCCCACTTCTTATGACTTCGACCAAACAACCTATTTCTAAGTTGAGGTCATTGATGTAACGCATGTTATGTAGAGTAGCTCTACTAACGACTGCGCCATCAATTTCAATAGGCTCTAAAATAGCTACAGGAGCCACAACCCCTGACTTGCCAACATTCCATATAACATCAACTAACTTAGTTATAACTCCTTCATTACGCTGCTTGAGCGCATATGCACCTCGGGGGTGCTTAGAGGTATATCCTAAGGCATCAAAGTCCTTGTAGTCATCTATACGGAAAACAAGTCCATCATCGGGATATGCAGTCCAGTCATTAGACAGAACTGTATCAAACCCAAATCTAAGAAGATACTCCATATCCTTACTCCAGCACTCATTCCATGATTTTTGTACTCCATAAGCTATGAAGCGCAATTCTCTGCTGTTAAATTCCTGTGTATCTTTAAGGTTGAGAGCACCCGCAGCGTAATTCCGAGCGTTCTTGATAGTCTTGGGAGCAACTACTTCTCCAGTAATCTGTAGTAGTGCACCCTTAAACTCGCCTAATGAATTAGGTACTAGAGACTTCATGTTGTCTGTAATATCCAGACCACGCTTTCCATCTCCTCGAGTAAGGGCTTTGTGTAGTTGTCCCTCAACATAGAGCAACGATACAGCAGCACCATCTAACTTAGGAGAAACAATAGTCGCTCCCTTGTAATTACCGAAGGGCTGCTTATCAAGCTCGTTAGAAAATATCTTCTGTAATGAATACATCTGAAACGCATGAGGGATTCTATTGTCTCTACTAGAGAAACCAACTTCCTCATACTGAGCATATGTAGCTAGCTTATCAAATTGTTCATCTGACATCGTAGGTTTACCATTATAGTAATCTTCGGACGCTTGCTGTAGTATTGCTTTTATATTTTCCATTTATATATTATATCAAAAATCACAGGGAAAGTCAAGAATTAAATTCACGATAGGTAAATTTCATCCAAAATATCCTTGAAGTGTGTCTCTAAAATACTTTTACTCTCCGCTAGTGATAATATTTCAACTAGTCCCTCGAACAATCCTTTAGAATTATTAAAGTCTAGTTTCATTGCTATCCCGTCCTTTGATGGCTTGAAGTCACCATCGAAGTCAAGATAATACTTTCTTAGATGCAGATACTCTGTATCGTAAAAAGTATTTATAGTTAATTTGACTTGTTCCGTCCCCTCTTCATTTTCAGAGATTACTTTTTCATATAACTCAGGGGCTTCATGCAGCTTCATCGTTTGTTCCTAAGTATACTACTTAAAGGTTGTATACCAGTTACATTCTTAGGTTGCAATAAGCGATAACTGTCAGTATCCCAGCAAAACAGTAGAACTGAATCACCAGTTTCCTTAGCACGATTTTTCTTGCTTTGGATATACTTGTTATCGAAGTCTAGGGTACAAACATTATACTTAAGTTTTCTACTGTTTGTTGACCTATAAGTTATGATTGCGTCGCCACAATCGGAAACAGTTCTTATGAACTCTTCTTTTTTCACTATAATACTCCATTACTATTAAGAAAACTCTTTCTACCTAGTAATGGATTAGTATTAGTTGTTGATGTTGTTGACTATACCTGTGAAGTAAACAGAAGCTTTACCAGTCAATTTGTCGATAATATCTGCATCGACTTCTTGTCCTGCGTCAGTTAAAGCCTTAGTTAGGGCTTCAGCTGCATCAGCTTTACTTACTCTAGCTGTACCACCACCTGAAGATTTTGCACTTCCAGCAGCAGGAGCTTTTTTCACATAAACGCCAGCTTTAGTTAAAATCATTCTGACTCCATTAGGGCTTTCACCTAACTGTTCAGCAATTTCTTTAACAATCTCCATACTTGTTTCTGGAGTTGGTTCTGCGTCGGTATAAAGTTCAACGGCTTCAGCTTTTGATTCGTCTGTCCAAGCCATTCTTCTTCTCCTTTTATGTCTGAGATATTCGGGTAGGCCTGGTGCCCAACCTGTCGCGTCTCTCATTTGGTTATAATATCTATCACTCATTAATATATATTATACAGAAAAATGAGTGCGATGTCAAGAACTATTTTTTGTTAAGTATAACTTAAGCTTTTAATATAGTCCAACTTTTCTTGAGCGTTTGCAGCTATTTCAATCTGCTCGTCTATTGCTCCAACGATGTCGGCATGTTCACCGATTCCTACTGGGTGTTGTAGATACACTCTGATATTAACTTCAGCTGCAGCTATCTCACCCTTGTATTTAAGCGCTAATGCGTCTCTTAATCTATCATTCATGTTTTCTTTCCTACTATGGCATTTACATATGATACTACGAATTTCCTTCTAGGTTCTTCAAAGAAGCATATCTGCCATATAAATGGAGCTATAAAAATCATTGACACGGCATAAATAACTGCGTGTGTCTTTTTATATTTCCTTATTAATTTGCCACCTTCATAATCTCCAACCATATATACTACTAAACTGTAGGTTCTACCCACAGCCATAGCCCAAGTGGTTAGCCACATAGAAATGACTACTATCCATATTTCCATTTTGCACTCCTTATGCTGCTTAGATATTTATATCGTACTTATTTAAGTGTCTTAAACTACCTAAGTCATAAGATGCGAAGTGGGCATGGTAACCCCCTTCTTTTATATGCCCAAAGTATGGGCTATCAAAATTTGTTAATTCTATTACATAAACATGATATATCCAACTATCATATCTCTTATCAAACTTCCCTTTTATGATTCTAGCAGGAAGGTCGTGTCTAGCACACCATACTTTTTCGCCTGGTTCAAAAGTATCAGATACACATTCATCTGGCAAATATCCTATTCCAGCACCACTACTGCGTTCAGTACTAGGTCTTTTCATCGGTACTCCGACTCTATCTAACAAGTTTCTTACAAATGTAGTAGAACGATATAAAGCTTGCGCTATGCTAGACACGGGTTGCTCGTCTAAATACATTTCTATTGCTTGTTTGATTTCATAGTCAGTTGCCTTTCTACCTCTATTTTGTGCTTTTCTTTTTGCTCTATGTCGTAAAGTATCTTCAAAATCTATCATAATACTATTTAATCTAGTAGTATTATAGGTAATGTTAAGCATGGCACATGCTTCTTTTTTTGTTATTGGTTGGTCCGCGTTAAGATAATCTAAGACTCTCTGTAGATTAGCATCATCTAACTTTTCGTGTCCTTTCTTTCTAATTGTTCTCATCGCTTCCTAATAATATAATTGAATAGTGAATAATTTTTAACAGGTCTAATTCATTTTTACCTGCTTTCTTTCCATAGCGTTTTGCATATTTTATAATATTTCCTATGCAAAACCCTTCTCCATGTCCTGAGTCTATAATGAACTCAGTGGCTTGAATTTTATCTGTACTATAGTGTTGGTCGTAAGTATTGTCTATATAGACTTTTAACTTGGTTAATATTTTATCCTCGTTGAATTTATACTTAGTATTTATACTATTGTACTTAGTTTTCTTACTAAATATCCCCATCTTGCCTCACTTCTGAGCGAACAACTTCAAAGCCATTAGGATATCTTTTCTCTAGTTTTTTGATATTTTCTTCCATAACTTCGTGTGGGGTGAATCCTAAAGCTGTGCAGCCTTGTACCCAGTACCAAAGAACATCTCCTAGCTCTCTTTTCATATGGAATATTTCATCTTCTGTAAAATGTGTGTCTGCTTGAAATATTTTTTTCTTGACTACTTCTGCAAACTCTCCACTCTCAGCCATCATACCGATAACTGATGTTAGTAGTCTTGCTACTTGCATTTCTTCTGTTCTGTGTTCGCCTTGCACACTTGTAGTTCCTTGTAGCAACTCCATTCTGGCTGTCATTTTGTCTGTGTTTTTACTTGTCTGTGAGGTTGTTATATCTACGAACCTTGCGTAGTCGTTAAATTTTTGTTGGTCTGTCATGTCTGTCCTTAATGTGTCTGTTTGTTCTGTGTATACCACTTGGATAACCAAGTGTCTATTTGTAATTCTGTCCAGTGCTTTGGGAAATATACTGATATATAAGGTTTATCTTGTAATACGACTCTCATAGTCTGCGTAGTCCTCATTCCACCAATGTGGTTTATCTCTGAATTTCCAGCTGGCAAAGGTAGCTTTATCTAGGTGGTAGTAGTCGCGGTATGATTGAATAGGATTACTATAGTCCTTCAACTCGTCTGGCATAGCTAAACCGAACTCTGTAAAGCCTAACCTTTGCATATTTACTGGGTTGGGTAATTTATTTACTACTTCGTGTATGGACTTATGCTCTTTGCCATATCTGTATCTATACTCATCATTCAAAGCATTGCCATAGCAATGTGTCCACTCGTGATTATCCAATGAAGAACGCGCCCAAATTGTGCATGGGTGGTTGTACATCATAGGAAGGTAGGGGGCTACAGGTCGTTCTGCTGGGGGTAAGTGCTTTATCTTTGCTTTTTCAGCATTGAGCACATCTCTTTCTTCTTTGTTGAGTGCGCGTGGAACGAAGCCTAGAAATTGGTCAATCCATATGCTTGTGCATAGTATTTGAGCAACTTCTAGTGGCATCTTGACAATGTGTTTGTCAACATGAGCTTCTGCGCATTTGTCTAAATCTTCGTCTAAGTAAAATAAATTCATACATCTATTATACAAAATTTTGACAGCTATGTCAAGTATTATTTTGAGTTAATCTTATCTTTTGCTGTTCCAGCATATAGTCCAAACCAGGCTGCTCCTGCTCCTACTACTACTGAAATTAATCCTGACTGTTCAAATGTTGGTGCATCTAATTCCATGAACCAAATTGTACACTTATATAATAATACAA